CCAGTCGCAACGCAGCGTCATGCGCGCCCGCCCGGCCCAGGCCGCGCCCAGCCGCGCGCTCGCCAGCGCCCGCGCCGCATCGGCGTCCAGCACCGCGGGCAGTTCGACGCCACTCTCGACCCGACCCGGCCCCGGCCGCGTCACGCGCTGCAGGCCCGCCTGATAATCGCGCGCCGCATCATGGTAGCGCAGGCTCAGCGCCACCGGCACGCCATCGGCCGCACCGCCCGCCTGCTCGATCGGATCTATCGCCCGGCCGTTGATGCGCCGCGCCAGCCCCTCCGTCGCCACCATGGCGCTTTCCGCCCCCGCCGTCCGCAGCGCCAGCCCGTCCGCTGCCGATTGCAGGGCCAGCCCATGGGCCTCGACCAGCGGGGTCATCGCCGCACGCACATCCTGCCCGCTGCCGGCATAGCCATCGACCATGACGCCCGCCGGCCCCGCCAGCCGATGATCGCTCAGCGCCCCGGCGATCGCGCCGATCGCCACCGCGCCCTCGTCCGCCTCCACTTCGAAGGTCAGCGACGGGATGCGATTGCCATAATCGGCCAGCGCCAGATCCTCGAACACGACATAGGCGATGCCGCGATGCGCGGGCGTCGCGCCGATCCCCTGGGCCGACGCGATCAGCGGATCGGGGGCCTGCGCCTCGTCGCCAGGATGGACGCGGAACGCTCCCAGCTCCGTCTTGAAGTCGCCCGCCGCCCCGCGCAGCAGATTGCCGTCCGCCCAGATCCGCTTGATCGCCCGGATCGGCCGCGACGACAGCGCGACCGCGATGCTGGCCGCATAGCTGTAGCTGGTGACGCTCGGCCGCCCCTTGCCGCCGCCGCTGCGGCTCGATGTTTCCTTCAGGTCCGTCGCCCAGATCACCGTGCCCGCCACGCGCATCGTGCCGAACAGCGCCGGGATCTGCGTGCCATAGCTGGACGTCTGCAACTGCAGGTCGGACAGGCGCGCGCCTTCCCGGCCCTTGGGCTTGAACAGCACCTCATTGTCGATGACATTGCCGATCAGCCCGCCGATCGCGCCGCCGATCGGCCCGCCCAGCACCGTGCCCACCGCGCTCAGCACTATCGTCGCCATGCTCGTTCCTTTTCTATTCCCGCCACCAGCCAAGGATCGGCCAGGGCGAAGGCCCCGGCGTCTCGACCACGCGGCCCAGCCCGGCATGGGCGTGGACGAAGCCCGCGCCCGTCCCGATCATCAGATGCAGCTGCAACGGGCCCGGCCGCACCAGCGCCAGGTCGCCCGCCCCGCCCGTCGCCACCGGGCGCAGCCCCGCCGCCGCCAGCCAGTCCTGCGCTCGCGCGACATCGCCGCTGCGCAGTCCATAGGCGCCCGGCCCCGTCCGCCCCAGCGCCAGCGCCGCCACGCCGACGCAATCCAGCCCGTCCCGGTCGCGCCCATGCAGGCGGAACGGCACGCCCACCAGCGCGCGCGCCGCCGCGACCACCTGCGTCGCCCGATCCGCCGCGCTCATGCGCCGGGATAGCGCGTGAGCAGGTCCATGCCCGGCAGGAAAGGCTCGCCCCGGAAATTGGCGATATTGCCGAAGCGCGCCGAACAGGTCGCCGCCTGCCGGTCGCATCCTTCGGTCAGCAGCGCCAGCGTGCCCCCCGCCACGGCGAAGCCGGGCGGATCGGCGAGCGTCAGCCCCGCGCCGTCATTGTCCAGGATCGCCTGCGTCAGCCCGGCATTGGCGCCGGTCATCCAGCGCAGCGTGCCAAAGGCATAGGCGCCCGCCGCCAGCCCGCCCATTCCCAGCCCATCCGCCATCACGCGCGTGGCGGCGACGCTGGTCACCGCGACGATCCTCCGTCGCCCCGCCATGTCGACCCGGCACGCTGTGTCGCCCAGCCGCGCGCGGCAATCGGGCGTCGTGCTCGGCGCCACCGGCGCGCCCAGCACCGCCGCCGCGCCGATCAGCTCGGCCGAAAATTCCTGCCCCTTGCGCGATACCGCGCCAATCTCGCCGCGCGCCAGCAGCAGCCATGTCTCGCCCGGCGCCTCCCATTGCGTCAGCCGCAGCTCCAGCGCCGCGCCGTCCCATCGCCCTGCCGCCAGGTCCGCCTCGCTGATCGCGTCGCTCGACAGCGCGCCCGCCACGTCGCTGTCCTCGCCCTCCAGCGTGATGCCGCTGCGCACCGCGGCCGGCGTCATGCCCGGCGCCGCCCGGTAGATCAGCCCGCCAATCTCCAGGTCCCGATCATGGCTGGTCAGCCCGATCGCCACGCCGTCGCGCCGCTCGATCCGCCAGCAAAAGGCCAGGGTGCACAGCGTCTCGTCCAGCCCCCCGCTCATTCGCGTATCTCCACCAGCGGCACCGACACCGCTTCCCCGGCGGCAAAGGTCGCGCGGTTGATCTCCAGCCGATCCTCGGCGAAGCGCACCGGCACGTCGAACCGATAGCCGGCGGTCAGCGCCACGCCCGCCGCCGGCGCGACGTCGAAGGCGATCATGCCCAGCCCGGCATGGCTCCACCCCTCGACCATCTCGATCCCGTCGGCGGCGACGCGGATGCTCCCGGCGACCGGGCGGGTGATCCGGCGCGCCTGCGCCTCGTCGCCCGCGCCATAATGGCGCATCAGCGGGAATTGCGATCGCACGCCGTCGCCCACGCCCAGCCGCTGGTCGATCGGCGACGGCGCCGCCCCCGCCGGACCGCTGCGATCGTCATAGGGATCGGTGAAGCGAAAGCCGCGCGCCGCACCCCGCCGCGCCCGGAAAAAGTCGATCAGCGCCCGGATGTCCGCTTCGGACCGTATGCCCGGTCCCGCATCATAGGACAGGCGCGCATCAGCCCAGTCGCTCGATCGCCGCTCATGGCCCGACGGGCTTTCGACGATCTGCGTGGAAAAGGCCGGGCTCAAACTGGCCTCGCGCCCGATCGCCAGCGGAAAGCGCACATCGTCAAAGGCTTGCACATCATCCTCCCCATCGATGCTGAAACAGGTGAAGCCGTCGCGGCATACTTGCGGCAGCGCCCAGACGAAGGTCGCCGCTGTGCCCCGCGCCACCGACGCCCGCGCCGCCGCGGTGATGGCGCGCCACTGCCCCGCCTGCTGCGGCAACAGCACGAAGCCGGCCAGATAATGCTGCTCCTCCACCGGGTAGCCCAGCCGCTCGGTCGCCAGCGCGACGCCGCGCGCAGTCAGGTTGGGCCGCCCCTCGGTGACCCAGTCATAATCCTCCAGCTGCAGCACGTCGAACGCCGGCGCCGCCCACCCGACCGGCATGTTCGCTCGCTTCGCCTCGGGCGCGCGCGGGTCCAGGATCGTGGGCAGATAGGCCAGCAGATGCGTCACCGCGCCCGGCGCCATCGCCTTCACCGCCGCGCACAGCGCCGCCGTCGAAGCCGCAAGCAGCGCGCCCGCCGCATCCAGCAAGGCGCATTGCGCCGCGTCCAGCTCGCCCCAGATGCTCGGGATCGACACCGGCGCGCCGCCCAACGCTGCGCGCGCCGCATCGTCATACAGGCAGATGCGCCCATCCCCCGGCATCACCCACCACCAGGGTTCACCCACCTGAAACAGGATCGGCAGACCCACCTCCAGGCCTATGGAAACAAAGGCGCCCGCCACCGCGTGTAGATAGGCCATCGCCCCGGCATGGGCCGGCGACAGCAATGTCGATGGCGGCTCCCATCCGGTCAGCGCCGGCTCGCCATTGGCCGCCCGCTGCTTCCAGTCGTTCCAGCAATGGGCGTCAAACAATTCATAGGACAGCGACCAGATCAGGCCCAATCCCAATGCCTTGGCGCGCGCAGCGAAGTCCTTGTGCCAGGCCGCGCATGGCGCGTTCAGCACTCCGCCGGCCAGGCTCACATACAGGCCGCCTCCCAGCGGCTCGAGCCGGAAATAATGGCTCATGCCGACATAATGGTTGATCGCCCCGCGATAGCCCAGCGCATGGATCGCCCCGACCACGCGCTCGGGCGTCTGGTTGAAGCAATCGTCATAGCCCGTAGCCATGCTGAGCCCATGTTCGGGCAGCATCACGTCGCCCACCGCCAGCACCGATCCCGCCCCGTCGCAGCTGATAGCGCTCAGCTCCGCCCAGCCTTCCTGCCCGCTGGCGAAGGGCGTGTCGCCCTCGTCATAGCCGGGCGGCACCAGCGAAATGAACAGGCGGTCGACATCGCCCGCCCACACCGGGTCGGCATCCTCGGGCAAGTCATAGCCCGCCACCAGGGCTGAAAAATCCAGCCTGATCTCAGCATCTTCCGGCTCGCCTTGCGCATAGTTCCACAGCCGCACATACCAGGCGCGCACCTGCCCGTCCGCGTCCCGCCCCTCGATCGTCAGCGTCGGCCCATGCGTCTCGTCCAGCCGCCGCAGCCCGCCGCTGCGCCAGCGGAAGGACAGGATGCAGTCCCGAAAATCCCGGTTGGTCTCATAGGCCAGCAGGGGATGGCTCCACCGGTCCTCCGCCTCCCAGATCAGCCCCGCCAGGTCGCCCGACCCGTAGAAGACCGTATCTACCCGCAGCGCGTCGGGCGCACTCGTCACCACGCTCGCCATCATCGGCCGGGGAAAATTCACCGTCCAATGCGTCGCGGCGAAACGCTTGATGCAGCGCGTTTCCTGCCCGCGCCGCGCGTCCGCCAGCCAATAGCCGATGCTCATCGTTCCAACGCTCCCCGCACCGCGCGCGCCACCTGCCGCGCGCTGCGCGCCAGCAGCCGCGGCTCGCTCTCACCGCCGCGCCCATTCACCGCGATGCTCACGCGCACGTCGCGGCCGCCCGCCGCGCCATGGGGCAGCACCTGTCCGCTCGTCGTCGGCACGAAGACCTCCGGCCCGCGCTCCCCGACCATATAGGCGCGGCCGGGCGCCACCGGCCCGCCGGTCGCCCGCCCCGGCAGCCCCAGCACCGACGTCAGCAACGTCGCGCCCAGCCCCGCCAGCCCACCGCTCCCGCCGCCGCTGCTCCCCAGCGCCGATCGCAGGCCGCTCGCCGCAATCTCGTCCAGCACGGACAGCGCCAGCCGCTTCAGATCCTCGAAGCCGAACTTGCCCGTCCGCACCGCGCGCAGCAGCCCCTGCTCGATCCGCAGTCCCGCCCGTTCCGCCCCGCTCGCCAGCGGCCCCTCCAGGCTCGCCCGCATCGCCTCGACATCGCGGCTCAGCCCCTGCGTATCGGCCCGCACCCGCACCACCAAAGTCTCGACATCCTCGTCCATATCATCCCCCGCTCCCACACAGCGGACAGGTGCTCCTGCGAAAGCAGGAGCCCAGTTCTGCCCTCTCGACAGGGTTCCTGCTCTCGCAGGCGCTCGGCTTGCTAATCCGGCATCGCCCCCATCAGCCGCGCCAGCTCCGCGCCATCCACCCCGACCTCGACCAGTGCTTCCCCGCCCAGCGCTTCCTGACCACGCGCGGCGCGCAGCACGCTCGCCAGTTCGGCCGGCGTCGCGCGCCAGAACTCGTCCGGCCGCCAGCCCAGCAGCCAGCCGGCGATCCCGGCCAGCCGCCCGGCCGCTTCCGCAAAGCGACTCATTTGCCCGCCAGTATCTGCTGCAGCACCGCGCGCAGCACCGGCGTCACCTTGGCCAGGCCCAGCGCCAGCACCGCCTCGCCCAGCGCCTCCCGGCTCAACGCCTCGCGATCGACTAGGCAATGCCAGAGCAGCGCCACCAGATCAGCGAGCGACAGCTTCCCGTCCGCCGCCCGCTCGACCAGGTCGAACAGCGGCCCCAGCTCCTGCTCCGCCTCCACCAGCGCGGCGAAGCTCGGCCGCAGCGCCAGCCGGTCGCCGCCGATCGTCAGCGCCGCCTCGCCCCGCTCCGGGTTCGCACCCTGCCCCGCGCTCACAGGCTCACCACCGGGCCGGAGCTTTCCAGGCTCAGCGCGTAATTGCGCTCGCCATTATAGTCGCCGGCATAATCCAGCCGCGTGACCAGGAACCGCCCGCGCATTCGCTCGCCGCTTTCGAAGCTCAGCTCATAATCCTCGATCGTGCCGGCCAGCGCATGGTTGCGGATGCGCACCTCGGCTTCGGACCCGGTAAACAGCCCGGCGGCCGACACACTGACCGACCGCACGCCCGCCCCCGACAGCAATTCGCGCCAGCCGCCCGAATCCTTGCTGGTGATGTTCACCGCCTCGCCGTTCACCGACAATTGCGTGGTCCGCATGCCCGCCACCGTAGCATAGGTCGCCGGCGCCGCGCCGTCGCCCACCTTCAACAGAAATGCACTTCCCTTTTCGACGCCCATGGCGCATTCTCCCCATTAGCGACGATCGGGATCAAAGCCCGCTGCTTCGTTCCCGAAAATCGCGGAAAAACAAAAAAGTCCGGCGGGTTCTGCCCGGCCGGTCACAAGCCGTCCGTCAGGACCAAGGAGAGGATATGATGCCGCTTGCCGCTTCGCTCATCCTGTTGCTGGCCGCCACGCCGTCCGCGGACGCCGTCGGCATCGGCCGAAAGGATTTCGCCAAATGCCTCAGCGCCCAGGTCCAGCCCGCGCTCGACCGGAAAATGCCGCTCGGCGACTTCCAGGCTGCCCTCAAACAGGCCTGCGCCGACAAGCAATCCGCCTTCCGCGCCGCGCTCATCGCCCAGGGCAAGGCCGACGGCCTGTCCGACACGCAGGCCAGTGCCGACGCCGACGAGCAGATCGCCGAATATGTCGACAAGATCACCAGCGAATATGAAGACAGCACTCGCCCCGGCTGACCCGCGCCCGCCGCATCGATCCGTCAGCCCGATCATCCTCCCCTCGCAGGGGAGGTGGCAGCACAAAGTGCTGACGGAGGGGCGTCCCCCTCTCGTCAGCGGGACACCCTCCGCCCCTCACGCCGCGCCCAACACCGCCCCTGCAAGGGGAGTATGGCTGAAAACCACCACTCTCCGTCCGGACAGGCACTCACAAGTTCGGCTTCCGACCTTTTGTTGCCATTCGTCGTCGTCCCAGCGAAGGCTGGGACCTCACTTCTTTTAACGAAGCGCCGGATGGAACAGAGAAATGCCAGCCTCCGCAGGATAACGGAGGAAATCCGACAGCCCGCTTCCCATTCTCGATCGCCGTCACAGGGCCGATCCGCGCCAGGCTTCCCCGTCAGCAGCCTGTCCGCTCTTGGTCGCGAAAGCTGCCTGAAACGAAAGGACCAACAGCGGCCGCAAAACCCTCATCCTCCCCTGGCAAGGGAGGTGGCTGGCCGAAGGCCAGACGGAGGGGTGTCCCGCCATCGTGAAGGTAACACCCCTCCATCCCGCGCTCCGCGCGCGACACCTCCCCTTCCAGGGGAGGATGGCTGAAAACCACCACTCTCGTCATTCCCGCGAAGGCGGGAATCCAACTTTCTACCGGGTCTCGAGCGTCGGATGTCGACCAGCCTTTGCCGTGCTGCTCCAGAAGTGAGGCGGCTGAAAGCGGCTATCAGCTTTGCCTTCAGGCTGGTACCATAACCGGGTTATTGCGGCGGGACGCCTACCGCGCCTGTTCCAAAGCCACTTTGAGTGACAGTCCGTCCAAACTTGTCAATATAGCTAGGCGCAGCCACGCCGGGGTGATTACCATCCTCCCCGCTCAACCGAGCAAACACCAATGCTACGTCGGCCGTATAGCAGCGTTTCGGCTTACCCGACCGACAGGCGGACGGATGAATTGGAGCATCAATGGGTCTGGCGAATAATGTTACACTTTCTGCACCAGTGGAACGATTTTGACGACCTACGGCATCATGTATCTCTACATAACGATGGCCTTCTGCCCTTGCCATTTCAGCCGCCCGATAGATCGCGAAATCCGCCGCCGTCGCCCGGCTATAGCCGCTGACGCCACCCGTAATTTCCCAAAATCCATCTTTCGCAATCTTGCTCTTATAACCATCGCCTCGGCCATCCATCGGCCCATAGCGACCACTATCGTCATCACGAGCATTAGAAGCAGCGGGAACCATCAAAGCAAAAGCGGCGAGAAGGAGGGCGGCACGCATGTCAATCTCCACAAAAGGCATCCGGCGGCTAACGCAAATTCCCTAATGTCTGGTAACAGGATTGAAGAGGCGGGAAGCTGACCGTCCACTCCCTACCCATTGCGGTGAACAGGTTCGGCGTATAGCTAAACCCATGCGCCGGTCGCTCCGATATTTTTTCATCTCCTGGTTACCCATGCTGGCTGGGTTCTTCCTTTCGGACGTTATGGCGAAGGGGATCGACTATGCATGGAGCAATCTTCCTCAGCGTGCCGCCATCAACGCAGTGGTTGCGCTGATTTTTGCTGGCGGCCTTCGCCTGTGGAGACGCCGTAAACAGACAGTCCGCTAGCCCCGTCGTCCCCGCGCAGGCGGAAACCCATCTCCCGA